CTAGACGGGACAACTGCTCCCGATATAATGTTATTTCCGTAGAGGAGCGATCCAGCAACTGGTTCACGAATGCCATCGATATCAACAGGGGGTGCGCCAACGAAGGCAATAATGAAACAAGTAGTAGCTGCAAGCAGCGTGGGAATCATGAGGATTCCAAACCATCCGACATATAGACGGTTGTTAGTAGAGGTAACCCAGTTACAAAAGGCTTCCCAGTTATTTAGTTTTTGTGGTCTTGAAAGTACAGCGGTCATTTAAGTAATAATTCATGGTTGGGTAAGTAAAATTAAGTAAGACCATTTTAAAGACTTGGCTGTCTAGAGCTAGGGGAGGAATTGCACCTCCCTTATTCTATTTAGCTATTAAAAGTTGTACTTCAGTCCGGCCTTAGTTCCGTAGCTTGTTGTATCACCAGTCAAGAATGATACCTCTCCATATACAGAGAGTGCATCGTTAATTCCATAAGAACCACCGGCTTTACCGGACAGTTCAATGTCACCATCTTCACCATCTGGAGCCAACAAAGCAGGACCACCCTGCACATACCAGTTAGCACCTTCGTAACCTACGTGTACATCTGTCGCAGATCCGGTGAAATCCGAGCCCGAATATCCAGAGTTCATTTCTACATTCGCGTAAGGTCCAGCCTGTGCTGCACCAGCAGCAGAGATCAAGAGCCCAGTAATAATTAGAGATTTCATTTTTTTAATAAATAGGTAGGTGGTTTATTTTTTGACGCAGTTGTTTACTCGCGTCCCGCTTTTAACTTTTGTACCCTGCTTTTTATATCCCTTCCAGCAGGAAGAATCTATCCGTGTCTTAGTAGCCTTTTTTTTTGCTGCCACTTTTCGTACCTTTGGGTTTAGGTTTATTGTGTCCGTTTTTATGCATTAAAAAATACCAGGGATTAATTGTCCGGTTACGGCGTAAGCACCGATAGCAGCCATGACGCCAAGCATTGCTAGACGCCCATTGAGTAGTTCAGCATTGTGATTATGGTTGTTCACTTTAGTTTCATCGATGTACATTTTTGGTTCAGTAGGCCAGATTTGTGTGTCGTTCATTAAAAGTAGTTGGGTGATCGATCTAGTTTTTCAATGATTTCATTTCTGTATGCAGGGTCACGGTCATACCTTGAATCCTGCATTGCAGCTACTACTTCAGCTTGACTTTTGAATGTAGTTCCATCATTGCTTGGTGCTTTGCCAGTAATTAACTTACCTTCCACACCATTCTGTGCTTCGTACATTGCTTTCAATCCTTGCACTGCAAACTCAATAGCTTTTGCATTGCCTGTTTCTACCAATGCATCGAAGCCTTCTACTGATGACTTGTCTAGGTTTTCACCTGCCCAAGTAACAATCTTTCCATACTGATCTTCGCCGCCAACTGAATCTTTAATTGAACCGACTTGTTTTTCTGACAACTCTGCAGTTTGTGATTGTGAGTTAGCTTGCGTTTCAATGTACGCCTTAACTAAATCCTCACTTGACATCTCTGTCAGTTTACTCATTGTCTCTTCAGACAACTGACCATTCTCTGAGTATTCAGATGATGCGTCATTCAAAAATGAAACAGTAGTAGGTGGTTCAACATCTTCTTCTACTGTCGTTACTTCTTCAGGGTCTTCAGAACGTTCACCTAACTTCTTTTGAAGTTCGATGTATGCACTTTCGAGTTCCTTTGCATCCTTATATTTTCCAGCAAGGAGATCATCCTGTGCTGCCTGCATCTCTTCACCGACAGCAAGTGACTCCTGCTCATCTGCATTAAGTTCAGGAGCATCTGCCGGAGTGGAATCATATGTAAGAGTTTCAGCCATTAGTCATTTGTTCTTGTTGTTGTTCTTGTTGTGGTTGCTTAGAAGGATCCAACATTGGTGCTCGTGCTAGTTGACCAGCTTGATCAACAAGTGATTGCTGCTGTGCCATCTGTTGCTGCGCTTGCATCTCTTCTTGCATCTTCTGCTCACTCTTAACAAGATTCAGGTAATCAATACCTTGTGCAGCAGCAAGTCGTTTGATTGCTTCTGTAGGTTCAATGTATTTCATCAACGCTTCTGGACCTAAAGTCTGAGCAATTGTTGTGATGAATGTAGTTAAACTTTCACGGTCTTGACCACGACCCAAAGCGTTGACACCAGCCACAATAGTAGGACTGACATATTCTTTAGGGATCTTAGGCAACTGACCATTCCTTTGCAGGACGAGCATGGTCCTATTTAGATACGGAACCAGGAACTCAACCGTTAGCAGACTAAAGAGTCCACCTAGTTGTTGTTCTAATTCCAATTGAGTGAGGCGTACCTCCTCAGCAGTTGTACGTTCCGATTGACGGATGTTCAACTGAAGGAATGCTTCTCCAATACGCCTCTCTAATTGCTGTGCCAGGTTGGCAGCAGTAGCAAAGTCTGCTGTCTTACCACCTGTTGTGATGACAGACACATCTTCTTGCCTACCTTGCACGATTGCACCGTTACCAGCTTGCGCCAGTGTCTGAGGTTTAGTTGTAGATGAGGGACTGACAAGGAACACAACCTTTGCGGCTGCTGCAGAACCTTCTACGAGTGCTTGAGACAAAGCTTCCAATGACCTGAAGTCACCAAGGAACTCTTCGACTCGTCCTCGTCCGTAGTCTTCCCCATCCACTGTGTTAAAACGGAGGACTAACCAAGGGCTTGCACTCTTAGGTGCAGAACTCTTTGTTCCTGCCATCACCTTATCGAAACACTCTTGATGCCAGTGCCACCTTCCGTTGTCGTAACGGACATGGGTGTAGACATCAACTTCATCGCCAACATTAGAACCAGTATCAACAACGTTGTTAGGTTGTGGAGTTTTAATCTCCTTGTCTAACATCTGCTTGTCAATACTTTCTTTTGTAACGATTTCAATTACGTTGCCGTTACCATCTCTGTTGACTACAAATCTATTGAGTGGGTAGTTCTTAAGTCCTTCTTTACCCATGTAAATCAAGGAATTACCACCTACAATTAAGTGCTTCAATGCTTGGTGTACTACAACCCGATCATTAGTAGCAGCGATTGCTTCCATGATTGTCCGTTCCATCTTAGAGAAGGACAAGTCAAGTTCACTTCTGATCTCTGGTGTAATTTCTTCGCCAAGTTTATCTTCTTTTACTTGTAGTTTAAAGAATGTAGTCTGTGGAGGTAGAAGTGCAAGCATTAATTTTGCTGCCAAAGTCACTACAGCCTTTGCGCCAACTGATTGCCACGGTGTTACCAACCGTTTATGATTCATTCCAGTCTCGTTATCGTTACGGATAAGATATGGAAGTGTTAGTTCAGCACAATCAATTGCTGTATCTAGAAACTGATGTCTATCAGATTCAAGTCTGCTATATCGTTCCCTTGCAGTAGCCATTATGCGTTCAAGCCTCCAGGTTTATTACCTGAATCAGACATAGGAACTAGCAGCGATGCAGCATCTCTCTTTTCAGCTTTTGGTGCTCGGCTACTCTTAGAACCATACTTAACTGGTTTAGTTTTGTCTGGTTCAACAGAGCGTTGCGGCATTGCTGATTGTTGCGTTATCTGTAGTGGTTTCACTGGAGGTGGTGGTGTTACTGAAGCTACCTCTGGGGTACTTTGCTGGTTAAAACACATTAGTTTTCACATCGTTGGATTAGCCACTCCACGACTGAACGCTGGCCAGATCTATACATGATCTGACTCTGGGTCCAGTCTGGTGTAGGAGTAATTGGTGGATAGTATTCTTCTAACTCTTGCAAGATAGATTTCAGCTCTGGCCCATAGATAGGCTCAAGCATATTGGGGGAGGTTAACATTAGAGTGCTCAAAGAAAGCAGGCATACGTGCTGATTTAGTGAAGGAAAGTTCAGGTGCCTTACCTTGATACATCAAGTTGTCACTAGAATCCAGCCAAAATTTTTTGTTTAAATATTTATCTTCATTACTACCGAGTGGTTGCATCACCCAATTGATAGTTGCTTTGCGTAGCTTGTCTAGGCTTGGAGAGATCTCTAGCCCTAGTTCTTTACATACAATTGAATTCGATGCAACGTGAATTTGTTCATCTCGGCTGATATCTGCGCTCACTGTTCGCATTCCAGCGTCACCATTAGCGCGAAAGAATGGTAGAAGAACGAAGAAAATTGAACGCTCGGCAACCATCGCTTTGAGGATCGTATGATCCGGATGCGCTGTCCAAGCATCACGTAACCGTAACGCTTCAGCTTCAGCCTTTTGATCAACCCCGTAAGCATTGGCAATGTAACCAAGTGCCAGGTCATGGTTCTCTTCGTCTTTAATGTTTGATTGGAGGAGTTGTCGTGATAGCTCCGGTACGTCGGTAGCCAATGCATCACGGATAAAATCTCCCACAGGTAGTTCCATATGTCGCAACGCAAGAGCACGTTGAAGTGCTTCGTGTGCTCCCTCCTTGCATGTACCAGCAGTTGTCTGTACTGGTGTCCATTTCCGTTTTCTGTTTAGTAGTTTCTGATAAGGATCTAATCTCATTCTTGGCAATCACATTGAAGTTCTTCATTTAAAATGTCCTCTAAATAGCTGTTTACTTCTGACTCATCTAATGCGGCATATGCATTTGATTTATCTTGTGTATCCGGCATCACTTGAAGTGAATAATAGAGGCTAGTTTGCGGAGACCTAAGCCACTCTTCTACGAATTCATTGTCGTAGGTTACAACGTCACTCCAAGAGTTGAAACTGTATCCATGAAGAAGTCCTGTGTTGTCGAGTAATGTCATCAGTCCGTCTGCGACTGCCTTGTAGGCATCCCATCCACATTCTGATGCAATCTCAACATCACCATAATTATATGTTTGTACACCGAACGTGCCGCTATCACGGTCCACAGTACGGCTAATAGGTGGTGCAATTTCTGGGGTAGATGTGAAGCCATCGAGATCTTTTGATCTGTAGCTACACGATGCAGTAGGGGCAATTGCAAACGCCCTATCCATGTTGTTTGTCTTAGCAATACGTGCTGCAAGACTGATGCCTAGCTTCAGTTGTACTGCTAGTTCATATGCTGGTGTACGGATTACTTCACCACTATTAAGGCAGCGAAGTCCTTCACCAAACTGTTCATACGTTACACCGTACCGCCGTAAGAGATTTGCGAGGCCGAGTACTCCCAGTCCGACTTGTCTGTCTGTTTCGCTTGGGAGATATTCCCCTGAATCGCTAACGCCAGTTCGACCATGGAGTTGGCACAGTTCTGACATCCCTTCAGA